CGTAATAGGGATTTTCTATCTGATTTAGATCTTGTAATGCGACAGGACTTGCGGCATTTGCTGGTGCTAGAGTAAAAGCTGGTATTCCGTGAAATATGCTTTCTATTGCGGCTACACTGTTGAATGTAACTAAGGCAAACACATCGTTATCTAATGCCTGTTGAAGAGTATCGTTTGCTATTCGATCTATTCTTTTTGGAGCACGTTCTCTTACCTCGACAGGCCTATCTGTATATTTCTTAATAGTTTCTACAGTAGTATTAACCCATTCGTCTTTAGTCACTCCGTAAAATTTACAGGGTTTTTCGTCAGGAGCGGCTACTAAAATTTTTCTACCAGATTTTTTCCAAGGTGTGAATTTTTTATTAAACTTCTTAAATCTATCGTCTGGTCTGGGAATAATATCTGTGTGTTGAAGATTATTTTTTACAATTCTATGCCAATATTTCCATCCGTTGGGATTAGATAATGTTTTTTCGTTTCCAAAATAACCGGTATCCATGTAATAGAATGTTCTATTATCTTTCCAGCATTGTTTCATTATCTTATGCTTAAGTATTCCCCTTAATACAATAGGATCGGTTGAATTGTTGTATACAAAATCATCAGTAGATACCGGAATGCTATTACATCCTTTAGCAAACATGTTTATGTAAGGATCACTACCGTCTTTACTTAGGAAGATCATGCTGCTGACAATATTCTGTATAAATTCTTTCTCGATGCCATTCGTCGCCCATAGGAGTAGTTGCAAAGTCGTGAAAGCTAGGAGTACCTAGTGTATAATGTAATAACTTTGCTTCTTGATTAGCACCAAACTCGTCGGGTAACCAATTCCATTCAATTGGCAGCTCGCCAATAAGGTCATTAGTTAACCATGTAAATCTGTGGACTTGCGCTCCTGTTGCTCCTTGAATAAATTCTGGGGTAACGGCGGCATTAGCGGAATGCCCGCAATTCCATAAGATGACGCTCGACCAATTCTTGCGTGGATAATTTTCATTCTTTGCACCAAGATACTTTTCAGTGAGCTTAGTTTTGTAATCATGCTTAACAACCATAACTGCCTTGCTTTCATCTCGCAACTCCCATAGTTTGTTAATATCGTCACGTAATAACATGTCGCCGTCCATAAAAATTGCCCAGCCTCGGTAGTTCATTAGATTAGGAACTAAAAATCTACTGTAGATAAAATGGTTGCTACCGTCAGTGTGTGTTTCTTTATAGTCTTTTAGAATGTTTAATGCCAACGGACTTATACTAACAGGTTGACTACTATGTCTAATAATACTATTAGAGCAAACATGAAAAGCTATTGCTTCACGTGGATCATAACCAATAAAAATCGGAATCATTTTCTCTCAATGTCCTCTTCAACACATTTTTCTCCATATTGTATTTCTACAATACGACAGGGCGCATCATACGGATTAGTCAATTGATGCCATTCATGTAATCGAATATCTTGCTCGTCGTGTAACTCTAATTTAACCGGAGGTAATGTATAACCACTATCCATTAACCTGTTTACATCTGCTCGGCCCTCACTAACAATCCAGTATTCGCTTCGATACTTGTGACGCTGCATTGACAAACTACATCCAGGATTAACTGTTAATTCTTTTACTTTCATTCCGGGTACTTCATGTAATACACGATAGTAACCCCAAGGTCTTTCAGTCTTAGGAGCCTTCCACTCTTGTAATATCCAAGAACTAGAATTCTTTTTATCTTCTCCACCAACACCAAATGCAAACTCTAGATTATCGTCTGCGATATCCATTTCTGGAATATTAGTTGATGTGCGGTCGCCGCCATTAGCAAAGATAATTTTATCTTGCGGATAACTCTGACGCACCATTGTAATAGCGTGTTTAGCTGATCCGTCATCGTCATTAAAATCGATAACAAAATCTACACCTACAATGTTACGTACAATAGTTGCACGTTCTACATAAGGCATAAACGGTGCACCTTTCTTACGAGTTAACCATGCGTCCGAATTAACTCCGACTATAAGAATGTCACCTAATGCTTTGGCTGCTTTAAAGTAGGCGATGTGCCCAGAATGAAGGGGGTCGAAACCCCCTGTGATTAGTACAATGCGTTTCATGCAGATATTTATCTGCGCATATTTTGGTTATAAATTCTTTTTCCAGTAATCAGAATTTCTTAGCCAATTGTAGTATATTTCAAATCCTTCGTCGATGTCTACTTTAGGACTAAAATTTAGGTCTCGACGTGCTTGTGTAATGTCTAAGGCGCCTCTACTAGGAAAATCAGCATCTTTATCTTTAAGCTCAATAGTACCTTTGCCTACTAATTTAACTGCTAACTCTGCTGCCTCTAATAGAGTCTTACTGTGACTCTTTGTAATGTTGTAGGTTTTATTACGGGCTGCTTCATTTAATGCTGCTGCAACGATTCCGTCTGCTGCGTCATCTACATAGGTAAAGTCTAAAGTCTCGCTAACACCGTTTACTTTTAGTACTCCGCCTCTCATAGCAGTAAGCAAGAACTTTGAAATAACACGGTCTTCTACATCAAGAGGTCCATAAACAGCACTTGGTCGAATAATTGTGTAGGTAAAACAGCCACGACGAGCATAATCTTTAACTAGAGCCTCGCCAGCCAATTTCATGATTCCATATTGACCTTGTGGATTACACAAAGAGTCCTCTGTGACAAAATCTTTAAAATCGCCGTAGACCATTGAACTAGAGATATAGACAAAATGTTTAACCTTATGTTTAATTGCTAGTTCGCATAAATTTAAAAGACCTTCCATCATTGTCCTAGCACCCAACGCTGGGTTAGCGTTAACTACTTTTTGTCGAGGAAAACTGGCCATATGAATAATAGTATCTGGCTTTGTTTGCTCAAATACTTCATCCATTTTTACAGCGTCAGCAATATCGTAATGCCAACATAAGTGGTGACCAATCTTTTCAGCACGTTCTTTCATGAGATAATCGAGCTCAGACTGCGGGATGATTCCGTAGTTTGTTTTATTATCTACAATGTAAGTTCGGTGTTTTAAATTTTGTAACCTGCTAATAACGTTATGACCGATAAGGCCATATCCGCCTGTTACTAGAATTTTCATAGAGTTGCGTCTTCTAAACCAGCTGTTCGCAATTTAACAATATTAGATACTTGCCACTGCTTAATGTCAAGGGCTTTAATAACCCCTAGCCATTTATTTCTCAGCAGAGCAAAGTCGTTGATGATTTTTTCAAAGTCTACAACGTCTGCTTCGCCCTCTACAAACTTTTCACAGTCTCTAGAGGACAAAGCACGTTGGTAGTTTTCGAGATATTTACGAAAGTGTTGAGAACGAAGGCGTCTTAGTTCAATGTTTAGATACTCTAAGATACCTTCAATTTCCTGTAATTGGTTAAATCGATTTTCAACGATACCCGGCATTTGTGCCGAAATCTTTTCTAAACTTCCAGAAACTTTACAGTCAAACTTAGCTTGAATTAATTCAGCTTCATAGTATGCAACAGCATCTGGTATGTTTGAAATATCTTTTGAAACTCGATCATACCAATTCATTTATTCCTCATCTTCGTAATAGTCGTCGTCTTCTTCGATTTCTTCCCCGTCGATAGCATATTGTATAGCATCGTCGAGGTAGGGGTCAACCCCTTGCAGGCTCTCAAGAATGGATTCTTTAATTCCATAATCAAGCAAAGTATTAACAAAATCTGCTGCTACGTCTTTACGATCTTTTTCAGGGATATGTTCGACCACTAGGGTCCATAAGTCTGCAATTAAATCTTCTTTCATTCTGCGGTCTCCGTTTCAGGTTCAACATTTGTAGTTATCTCTGATTCGGATTTTTCGCCATGTTTTGAAATGTCAGCCATGATTGCATCTAAGCCACCATTCTCATTTCGTTCCCAGGCTTTGCGGAACTGCTTGATGATTTCACCGTCCGAAGTTACGTATACAAGACTATTGCCTTCTTTCTTGAGCAACCCTTTTGCTTCTGACAGATCGACCAGTCCGCTATACGGATTCATACCTGTTTCGTAAGGAATCTTTACTTGTACACTTTCAAACGGTTTAGCGTAACGAGTTTTCATGATCTTGCATCCTGCACGGATACCTTTGACTTCTGAAATCTTATTGCCGTCTTCATCTTCTTTCAACTTCATCTTCTTCATAGCAACAACGATTGAAGATGCATAAATGAAGCCTTGGCCACCGCTGATCTTGTCATCTGGATCAAACATATCTTGCGATGCGTATGTGTGGTTAGTCGCAACTAAACCAATGTTTAGACTACCAAACATATTAACACAATTACGAACAAGTGCTGTAAGTGCTTTAGGTTTACGACCCATGTCACCTTTCAAATCACCTGCTTCAAACTGGTTAACGTCAGTTGGAGTTAACAACATACCTAAAGAGTCAAGTACAAACAAGACTTTAGGGCGGCTATCCTCTGGCATTGCTTTGTATTCAGCAACAAATTCTGTAATAGTCTTTGCTACATCGTCGATCATAGCCATGTTAAGTTTTAGCAACTTATCTTCGGCTGTGTCAACGCCTAGTGCTTTTAGCCAGTCTTCGTCAAGTGCGTTTTCTGTGTCAATTAAGATAGGATAAATTCCCTGCGCTTGTGCTGCCTTAATTAGGTTACCGGAGCAGATATATGACTTGCCTGCGCCAGACTCACCTGCAAACACAGTCACTTTACCTAGTGGTACACCTTTGTGGAAATCTCCACTAATCAAGTAATTCAATGCGTAATTACCTGTTGAAACCCAATCAGTCGGGTCGTTGAAGCCAATACTAAGTCCTTCGATAGACTTTGTGATTGACTTTCTAAATTTAGAAATATCGAATGCTTTTGCCATTATTGTCCCTTGTCATGAAGAAGAGTGTGGATTGCTCAAAACTCTTGTTTAGCTTTATTGCTTTTTAAGATTGAGAATCATG